GTATTGCTATTTTTTCACCGCCACCTATTACAACATCGCCTATAACTACTTTTTTGCTCATATAAATTATATTAACACAAAATACTCACTATGTAAAGAATAAAAATAAAAAAGACGGTTATTCCCGCCTTTTTTACATACTTTTTAAGCCTTTAAGCCGTAAACGTAAACCATTTGCTCGTAATAACTATCAAGATATACGGCTAATTTCTTTTCGTTGCAAATATCTTCGTAAGCGTCAGTAGCGCTTAAAGTATCGTAATACCCACGCACGCAGTCCACGGCGTCGCCATAATACCCCATATCTATCAACTCACTTTTAGTATAATCGCCCGAACGTATTTCCATAAATTGCAACTTTAACTCGGCGTTGTTCCTTATGATTTGGTTTTGATAGCGTTGGGTTTTTTCATCAACCGAATTGTTATACTTAAACACTTTTTCTTTTATTTCTTTTTGCTCTTCTTTGAGCGATAAAACCTTTTCTTCTATTTCTTTTTGATGAATTTCTAAAAAGTAATTGTCAACCGAATAAAGTTTTTGCAAAAGCATTTCCTTTTGGGCGTTAAGCGTAAGTTTTTCACTATCGCAATCGGCGTATATCTTAGCTATCTTATCGTTTTTTTCTTGTTCTAAATCAATAGATTTTTTAAACACCACGCTTGAAGAAATCAGTCCGTTTTTTTGCGCTTGCACTTCAACGGTTTTTAGGCTTTCTTGGTATAGTTCGTTAATTTTATCAACTCTTAAATTAGTAGTATAGTCAATAGAATCAAGTTTTCCGCTAATAACGGCAAGTTCGCCGTTTATTTGGTCTTTCCTTAAAGCAATTTCCCTTAAATGCTTTGATTTTAACTCTGCCGTGGCCCTGCTTAAATATTGCTCTTCACTAACTTCTTCGTACTGCATTTTTTGAATATCTAAAGGCTCTAATTGTAAGTCTTCGTACGCATCGTGACGTATTCTATAATAACGAAATATTTCGTTTAATATTTGATACATTTCTTCTTTGCTCTTTGGCGTTGCAAACACCATAATTAATCACCCCCGTTTAACGTATATTTTAGTTTTAAGTTTTTAACGCCGTCAACCGTTTCACAAACGTATTCAAGTTTAAAAGCCGTTGACGTTAAGTTCAGTTTTTTCACCTTGTTTTCCTTATTAAAAAGGTAATTCCTTTTACCAAAATCACCTTGTAAAGTCAATTTTACAGGCGTTTCACTACTCATTGAAATTTCCGTTAAGGCTTTTTTATACGTACTGCCGAAATCAAAATAAAGACTTGCTTTTTCACTTACGTTTTCCCTGTCAAATAGGTATACACCCGTATCTAAATTACTAACGGCGTATTCACCACGAATAGTATAATCGCCTAAATTATAGACTTGCTTTTTATCGTCAATAAAGTCGTAAAAATAAGTGTCACCGTTTATTAAAAGAGTATATTTACCGTCGTGCACGCAAGATTTATTCACCCTTTCTTCGTCAACGGTAAAATCAGTAAAAGTGATTTTATCGTCTTTAAGAGTGCAAACTCTTTCGTTGCTTAAAAATACTATTCTATCCCCCAACGGTTGCACGGTTTTATCTATAATTTCAATATCGGGTAATACTAATTTTTTTAAGTTAAATTCTACTAAATTTTCTACTTGCGTTAAAAGGTAAATTGCTTTTTTAGTAAATATATAAAATTTTTCGTCTAAAAACTGCAACGATAAAATATCGCCGTCGGCGTTATCCGTTTTTATATATTCACCCTCGCTAAAATCGGTTAAATTGTTAAACGCGCTCATTTTAATAACGTTACCACGGGCAGAAAACAATCTACCGAAAGCAACTTTTACTTTACCAAAAGGTATTTCGTACGACTTGCCCGTGTCAATATCATAACATTCTTCACCGTTAAAAACGAAAACGTTTCCGTTTTCAATTGCAAATATACTTGAAACGTTTAAGTATTGAATTTTATCTATAACGTTTCCGTCACTATACTCTAATATTTGACCGTTTACGCATTGAAAAAACGTGCGTTCACCAGCCGTAAAAATTTCGGCAACGGGCATATTCGTATTTGCTAAAACCGTAAAACAATTACTGTTAGCAATAAATTTTTTTTGATTGTTTTTTACGTCTACGTCAACCTTTTTTTCCTTTAAGTTTACAGACGAAAAATAACGCTTACGCATAAAAATCACGCCCCTTTATTTTACGGTTTTTAGGACATACGATTAAAGAAATTTCATCTTCGTACCTTTTGCGCCAAAACACCGCTTGGTCAAAATTCGCTTCGGTAAGCAAAAATTCAGCCGTCACGCCGTACGCCAACACCCTTGCGCTAATATCCAAATCGGTATACCCTATTTCGTCTTCAAGCGAATAGTTTGACGGCAAATATTCGTATTCAACGTAAGTCGTCGCTCTGCCAACTTCTGCGTAATCAAAATATTGTTTTGCCTGTTTTTCCTCGCCGTAAAGGTCGGTGAATTTTATAATTTTAATCGCCTTTTCGGTCAAAGTATTATAGTATAGTTTGCCGTTAGTGGCGTTTATTTTTTCACGCTTTTTTAGGGGAATATAAGAGCAAGCAAGTTCGTTTATCACAAGGTTAGTGAGGGCAACTAAATCGTTTATACCCTTTAAGGTTTCTTCACTTGAATTCGCCCCTTTTTCTTGATATTCAAAAAAATAATTTCTATTTAAATTTACCATTACGCAACTTAAAATATCTTTAACAGTCATAGTTTCTCCTTTTAAAAAATTGCCAAGCCGTATTCGGCTTGGCAACTCATAATTTTATTGTTCGCTAATAGCCGTGATTTTACCTTGGCCAAAAGGCTTTGAACAAACTAATTCCGCATACTTAACTAAAGTAGCCGTGTAAACGGGTTTACCTGGAATTTGTTTAAGAACTTTACCGTCGTCACCTTCAAGCCATTGCCAATCGCATAATTGATGCAAAGCAAAGTCTTCGGTATTTAAGAAATACATTTCACCTCTTGGGCAAAATCTATCTGCAACGATAGGAATTCCGTTATACGTCATAGCCTTATATCCACCTGCAAGTTCAACAGTATCTACCGAACGTCTATTTTCAGAAAAAAGTTTTTGCAATTTTCTTCTAACGCCCCAAGAGCACAAAATTATGTTAGGCGTTTTGCCAGACCTTTTTTCAATTTCGTCAATCGTTCTTTGAATATCGTCTTCGGTAAGTTGTGTTTTAGAAACACTGTACGGTTTAATCCAAAGGTTTTCACTTTTCTTCAAGCCGTATATTTCGTCCACGGTGTCGTCAAACAAAGCTTTTAATCCAGTAATTTCGTTACAGTAAGAGCCTTGAACGTAAATTTTTGAACCGGGGTTATAAGAAAGATTTTCCCTGTCTACGTAAATAGCGTCTTCAACGGTGTCTACGCCTATAATTTTTAAGCCTTCTTCAGCAATTTCGTTAGTTTCTTCATCCCTTAAATCAATGATCATACCTTCAACGAACGCGTCGGAACAAGTAACGTTAATTTTATTTTTGTCGTTAAGCGTTGCGTGGCAAATGAAACCCGTGCCGTCACCGTAAAGCATTCTTGAAAAGTTATACACGCCAGAGTCAATAAGACTTTGCATTTCAGCGTTCAAAAGGCTTACGAACGCACCCGTGTTACTTTCAGACGCCCTTACCGCTTTGTCTGAAATTTCAATCACGCCGTAAAGGTTTTTAAGGGTAGATACCAAATTTTTATAATTTGCGCCACTTGCTTTGGGTAACGCACCTTCTTCCGTGCCTGCGCCTACGCCACCGTTAAAACCGTGAATAATAAGTTTTCTCACTTCTTTACCGTAAACGTCTTCAGTAGTGTTTTTTATTGCCGAATAAAAAGGGTTAATAGTGTTAAGTTCTTTAGTTACAACGTCAAGATACGCTGTTTTCAATGCGCTATCCGCATTAGTTAAATTTACTGCCATAATAAATAATTATCTCCTATTTTTTCATTAAAATTTGTTTTGCAAGTTGCCCTGCTTCGTTTATAGTTTTAGCCTTTTCAACCGTAGTCTTTGCGCCGACGCCAACGCCGTCTAAAACTATCGTTTTTGGTTGCGATTGCAATACGCTTTTTAGGTATTCCTTTAGAATTCGTTCCTTTTCTTCTTGGGTAATATCCTTTTCCGTATTCAAATTCGCCTGGCTTTCAGTCGGGGCGTTACCCTTATCGGCTGAAAGATTTTTTAAGGCGTTTTCTAATTCCTTAACCCTTTGACAGCGTTTGGTAAATTCACTTTCTAAAGAGTTATAGGCGTTTAGCAACGCCGTTGCGTCTTTAAATTTGCCGTATGAGACCGTAGTTTCTTTTGCGCCTAAATCTTCACTTTTTTCCGTAGTAACGGCTTGCGCATTAACTTGGGTTTGTTCATTTGCTAATCGTTCCATTTTCAATTTCTCCCGTATTTAATTTTTCTTTATGCTCTTTAATGTGAGCGTAAAATTTTTGCTTTACTTCATCGCTCATAGTTTGATATTCGCAAAGCACGAATCTCGTATGTTCGTCGATATGAATTGCATCGTCGTCAATTTCTTCCCTACTTACGTTTTCAGCATACAACTTTTGATTTTCTGCTTGCGCTTTTTCTTCTTGTAGCCTTGAAACGCCCTTTTGATAGTCAAGGTCTTTATACCCTAAAAGAGTTAGCACCTTTTCTTTAGTTGAAGGGCGTAACTTTCCGTCTTCGTCGGTAAGCAACCCACTTTCAAACAACTTAAAAATCATTTCTTTGCGTTGACGGTTGGTGTAAAGCAATTCGTTTTCGCTTTCAAGGTAAACGTCGTCTGATTTAGTGGCGCGTTTATCTGCGTAATAAACCTTTATTTTACCGAAGTCGCCTTGCTTACTAATAACCCTAGTTCCAACGGTAAACTGTGCGTATAGTCTTATAACTTGCTTTGACACGTCAATAAAACTGCGCCTAATATATTCTGCCGTGGAAACCAACCTTGAGTTATCTTGTTCCATCAAAATTTCTAACGCAGAACCACTTGAAAGAGCGGCGTTAGAAGAACTTGACGACACGTCGCTAACCCCACTTACTACGACGAATTCGTTTAGAAGTTTTTGTTCTTCTTCGTTAAAGTCGGTTGGCATGGACATATCTTCCATAAGTTTAGGTTCTGCCGAACCTTGCCTATAAACCAAAACTTTACCTGGCGAAAGCCCGTCTTCAGCAAGGTCGTCAACGTCAATAGAGCCGTCTTCAACCTTCATAATACCCATTGAAAGCCTATTCATAAATTCGTGCTTTCTGTTTTTTATTGCGTTAAAAGCACGCTGAATAGGTATAAGCCTTTCTATTATAGAAGTGCCGAAAAACATTCCAGGCGACGCAAAAGAAATTTGCTTAACGAAAGGAAAATCTCTACTTTCGTTGTTGCCGTTAATATATGGCATATCGCCCGAATATAAAAGTTTACCGCCTGCAACGGTATCTAATCTGCCGTTAGGATACTCTTTAGACGGTTTTTCGTACCGTTCAATAACTATAACGGCGTCTTTAAGCGTGCCGACGGTAGATTTATCTTGCGAAAAGTTCTTTTCTTCAACCAACCTGTTTACGTTTACCAACCCACCTTCAACTATAACGCCGTATTTTTCCTTAACGTCTTTAACGCTCATTGCCTTTGCGTGAATTATACTTTTGCAATCTTTAAGGTCGCCGTTATAAATACTATCGGGGAAAATTTCAAAGGGTGAAACGGGTAGAATATCTACGTCGCCTTCAAAAACGTCTTTACCGTTTACCTTGCCTATTTTATTACCGCCGTTGGTATTCCAAACTATTTTGTAAAACCCCGTACCACAACTTTCGCTCCAAGTAGTAACCTTTTTAGTAACGGCGGAAAAATCACAACGCTTAAAGGCTTCTGCAATTAGTTTTTCAGCGATAAAAGCAGACTCAACGTCTTTATCGTCGTCTGATTTAGGGCGCACGGATACTTCGGGCGTAACCTTTTCAAAACGGGCAAGGCGTGAATCTAAAATGGGCGCAATATGGTTGTAAACGCCCTTGTTTTGCCAGTAAAAAGATTTATCTTCAACGGCTAAATCTCCACGTGGCGTAATGGCGCAATGTTGGTTGCCCAAAAGAAAATTCAAATTAAGTTCCCATTGCCTTTCAAGTGGTAAACGCTCTTTTTTTCGCTCTTCAAAATCTTTTTCAATCTGTTCAATAAGTTGCTTTTTAAGTTGTTTTTCAAGTTGTTCTTTTTGCTGTTTTTTTAATAGATTTTGTTCTTTCAAAATACTCTCCTTTATCCGCTAACCTGCTTTAGCAGGTTAAGTAGCCTTTGTTTTTCACTTTCAAGTTGTTCGTCGGTAAGGTCTGTCAAGGGTACTTCGTTACCGTCGTCAAGCAAAATTTTTAACGCCGAAATATCGGGTGGAACGTTTTTAGTGGTAACTTTTTTCTTAACTAACTTTACTTCGCCTTGGTCGTCTGTTGAATATTCTTCAACTACTTCGGTGGCGTCGTACCCCAACGCTTTTTTAATAAGGGCGTCCTTAAACTGCTCTTTGGTCGGCGGATTTTTTTTGTTACTTTTTCCTTTCATTGTTCAATTTCCTGATAAGCCTTTCCTTGTCCTTTTGAATTACTGTTTTTTGCTTTTTAGGGGGAAGATTTTCCGGTTTAGTCATCAGGTAATAACGCATTTCGTCAAGACAATGGTCGTCTATTTTTTTAGGGGTATCGCCATCGCCCCAGCGATAACTTTTTAGTTCGTTTATTAGGTTTACGCAGTTAGGGAATATATAAAGTTTAGGCTTGCCGTCGTTAACTTTAAGGTATTGCTTTACACGCTGAATTCCACTAAACATATCTTTGTTGACCTTTGGGTTAACTAATATGCCTTGTTCTAAAAAAAGTTCGCTAACGCTTTTCATACCCGATAAAGTTCTTTGGTTTGCAGCCGAGTCAATAAGGGCAGAAAGCCTACCCCTACTATCCCTTTTCCAACCCAAGTTATCGCTAATTTGTTTGATTTTTTGGGCGTGATAAGTTACGTCACGCCCCGCTTCAAAATGCTCTGCAACGACGTAAACGTTGCCGTCGTAATCAACTGCGTACCAGTGGCAAGATAACGGATTGTTTAGCCCCGGGTCAATTGAAATGGTATCTTGCCAGTCTAACGGAATATTAAAGGGTTTAGTTAGAACGTGAATATTCTCGTCAAACTCTGGGTAAACCAAGCCACTTGAACTTTTAAATCTGCCGTAACGCCTGCTTTCAAGTTGGTCGCTTGAAAGAGAATAAGTAAGGGCGTCAACTTCTTCACTGTTAAGATAAGGGTTATCTGCCCATTCCATAAACTCATACCAAACTTCTTTTGAGTTACCGCTGTTTAGGTAAATTTCATCATAGACAAAAGTAAGCCCCTTTAACGGCGTCATAGTGCCGAAAATATCCCCACGCTTATCAATAACACGCATACGGCACTCGTCGTAAATATCTTTGGGTGGCTCTTCGTCAAACCACACGAAATCAAGCGAACTTCCTTGAAACTTTTCTCGGCCTTGATCGCA